GGGCTCACCTGCCGTATGACTTCTTAGGCCGCGTGTCTAACCGCATCATCAACGAAGTGAACGGTATTTCCCGCGTGGTGTATGACATCAGCGGTAAGCCACCGGCTACGATTGAGTGGGAATGATGTATAGCTAGTTCATAGCACATCATATCTATTCAAAATCCCATCTAACCCTCTGTAATCACAGAGGGTTTTTGTTTATATCTACTCATAACTATTCACTCTACACCACATTTTTCGACGGTACAGGTGACGGTATTACCCGAAAGGTATACTCTCATACCGACAAAAACATGGATGCATTACGGGTGAATTGTGCTTACCGATACCAAACTGAAAAACCTGAAGCCGCAGGAGAAACTGTATAAGGTTTCCGACCGTGACGGGCTGTATGTCGCCGTGCTCACGTCAGGCTCTGTCTCATTCCGCTACGACTACCGCATTAACGGCCGCCGGGAAACTCTGGTGATTGGCCAGTACGGTCGTGACGGTGTTAGCCTGGCGGAAGCACGCGAGGAACTCATTGCCGCCAAAAAGCTGCTGAAGTCAGGCCAGTCGCCTGCTGCGGCGAAACGAGACGGTATTAAAAAAATCCGTGGGGCTGAGACGTTCGCGGTACATACCGACAGTTACATGAAGAATGCCACGCTGGCCGACAGTACGCGGGAGCTTAAGCGGGCGATCATTGATCGTGACCTGATACCGTCACTCGGCAACAAACTAATGACTGAGATCACCACAGCGGCGGTTCGTGATTTGTGCGATAAAATCGTCCAGCGCGGTGGTAATGCAACAGCAGTAAGAGCCCGGGAGATAATCAGCAGTGTGTACCGTCATGCTAATGACAGAGGGCACGGGTTCTATAACCCAGCTGCTGATATAAAACCGTCATCCATTGCCACATTTGTGGACCGGGAGCGATACCTTAGTCCAGAAGAAATTGGTGTTTTTTTCCGTGCGCTGGATAGTTTCAGTGCAATGGGCACGCTGAAGATGGCAATCAAGCTCGTTCTGCTGACGATGGTCAGGAAAGGGGAGTTCACCAACGCCGAGCTTAAAGAAATCAGCTTCACCAAAGGGGTATGGACCATCCCAGGCGAAAGAATGAAGAGCGGGAAACCTCATTCAATTTACCTTTCAAGGCAGGCGCTTGACCTGATGGTAACCCTTCAGATGTGCGCCGGAGGTAGTATTTATCTTGTGCCTGGCCGATACGACTTCAACAAACCTATCTCTAACGCCTCGCTTAATTCCCTGATCGACCGCGTAGTGGCGCGCATAAACGAATCGGGTTATCACTTTGAACGCTTTACTGTGCATGATCTGCGACGTACCGCCAGCACTAACCTTCATGAAGCTGATTATCCATCAGACTGGATAGAGAAAGGCCAGGCCAGAAAGCAGAAAGGGACGAGAGCGGTTTATAATAAAGCAGAGTATGCGCGGCAGCGCGCTTACATGCTTCAGCAGTGGGCTGATATGGTTGATGCGTGGATAGCAGGGGAGCACACCGATCTGGTGCTGTTCTCCCCTTCAAAGTTTGAGAAGTGGATGGAGTCGCAGGATTAAGCCGCCTCCCGTCTTGCAAGGCGAGAATTCCCATACGCCATAAGAGTATCGCGGTCTACCGTCGTAAACTCGCAATGTGTTCTCGGATATGGCTTCCAGATAATCAGTAATGATCCTTTGTTGTTGCCGCTGACCGGCTTACCGGTGATCGGGTTGATAAATGCCAGCCGCCCGGCGGTAATAAAGCGAACTTCGCTTGCGGTCTGGATAGCCTCCTTAAACCAGCCAACAGAAGTTTCTGCCGGTACCAGCATGACCGTGCCGATCTGATTGGCGCTCTCGGCTGCAGCCTTCTTAACGTACGGCGTAATGTCGCTGTATGGCGGGTTAAGCCAGACGTAGCCAGGAATGCTCATGTAATCAGCCCATGGCGTTTCAAGCGTGTTCTGCTCGGCAGTGATAAACTTCCTGCATAGCGCGTTATGCTGTGCCGCAGCGGCGTCCAGTTGAAAGCAGAACTCAGCATCCAATGCGAAAAATATAGCTGGTGGCGTGCGCCATAAATCACGCTGATCAGCTGGAGTATTGCTGCCTGTAAAATCAGTCATGCTGCACCGCCTTCAATGCGCTTAAACTCGATTACCCAGACCCAAGGGTTGGAGTCGAAACTACCAGCGCCATTTGTCTTATCCCACCACGCTTTAAAGCCGTGCATTTCTGGACACAGACCAACCGGAACGCCAGCGATCGCATAATGCTCAGCATGGTTGAAGGCGCGCCCCGCCACGGTTTCGCAGTGTTCTAGCATATCACCAAGGTCATTCAGCATGGCTGATTCATCGGCATCCTGAAGTCTCTCGATACGGATTCCGGTTATCTCCAGGCTGATTCGGCTGGCATCGCGAGGCATGACTGCGCCAGATTGTGGGCGCGTCCAGTCTCCCCACTCCGGTTCACCATCGGCCCAATACCAGAAATCCGGTACTTCATGAGGCACTGCGGGATCGAAGAAGTTAAATGAGTCGAGCCGTGAAAATGACTCTCTGACATAAATCGCATCGCCAACTGCACCGAATGGACATGGATGCCAGTAATCGCACACGTGCTCCGCATCTTCGCTCCATGGCCACATGCTTCCGTCGTCGCGCTCTGCAATTTCAGTAGCCCGAGTCTGCCGCCATTTGATAGGGCGGCGAACCTGCGTCATGCTGCCATCAAGCAAGGAGCGCACCTGATACTCGTTAAAAATCATTCCGCGCTCTTTCATGCCGCCACCTTCTTGCTGTTCATCAGCTCAGCCAGTCGCTGAGCCTTCAATGGGTTCTGAATAACCTGGCCGCCAGGTGCTAACCACCCGCGGCGCAGAGATGAATAAACCAGCGTTATGCTGCCGACTCGGATATTGTCGTGGGGATTAGTCATATACCACCCCGCGACATCCGATCCCGCTATAGTCCAGGTGCGGGGTGCGGTTACCTTTGGTTATGCACTGCTGGCGGCGCACCGCGATACGGGCGCGCTCTACTTCTCCGACGGCCGCATCCAGGCACTGTAGCCAGAGACGGGCTGCGATGCGGTAATGCCCGCGGCGCTCGCGTTCAATGGCCCGGCTTTCGATCTCCATTGCTTCCGGCGTTACTGCCACCACTCTTTCAACACGGCGCTGTGATACGTATTCCTCGTGATAGCGCTCAAGTTTCGTCTTTTTCATTTGATCCAGACCTCTCAACTGATTACCGCCGCCAGCCACATCAGGTAGGCGACCACGGCCAGATACAGGTACACATCTGACCATCTGCCGATATGCTTCTTCAGCGCCGTCATGCTGCCGCACTCACCGGGCGATACACGCGGCGGTCAACCGGCGGCTTTTTTCCGGTGAACGTCGCCGGACTTGCCGCTTTACGTTTATCCAGCCAGGCTTCAACTTCGCTCTGGTCCCATGCGCAGCGGCGGTCGGTGATCCAGAAACGAGACGGGAATTCTCCAGCCTGCTCCAGGCGGTCAATCGTGCTCCATGACAGTGGCACCACCGCCAGGAGTTCCTTCTTACCAAATGCACCTTTCATAAATACCTCTCTTGGTTGCAGGTGTGGCGCCGCGGCGCCACGGTGGTGATTACATAGGGACTTCGTTCAGCTCATCGCGGCGGACGTTATAAACGTCTTCTGCCATTTCAAACCATTTCCCAGTTAGGGCATCTTTGGCGCCCGGGCGCTTTTTCCCGTCAGGCCATGTACCGCCGTTAAAAATTAAATCCAGCTTTTCTGCGCTCTCAGCTTTGCCAGCGGCGTCAGTAAAAGCACGCAGAATTTCCTCTGGATCGCGGTCGTCGCTGCTCTTTTGTTTCTCTTCCTGGTGCTGCTCAGGTTTAGAGTTGATCAGCTTGTTCATGCCTGAGGCGGTGGCAGGTGCAGGCGTGATATCGCGCTCAACACGCGGTGCCGCCTCCTGCAATTCGTCAGGGGTATACACGCCAAGCAGGACGTCAGGGGCATGCAGACGCGCCCAGCGCTTAACGCACAGGTATGCGAGCTGCTGGCGAGGATCCTGCTCCCACAGAGGGGAGTTACGCACACCAGCCTGTGCCATGCTGATCGTCAACTCGCGCGGCTCTGATTCCCCTTTTAGGGTCGCCCAGACGGTTACTGTCAGGTTCGGCGATTTATCGGTTTTACCGCTGACGCGAGACCAGTCACCATCCCAGCGATAATTCAGGCGGGTAGCCAGCAGATTTGAGGAAGACACAACCGCGTTAACAAGCTGAGCTTCGTAGCCCAACGTGCCGTTAACCACATGTGTTTTCTGCGCCACGGCGAACGGGTTCATTCCCCACTGCGCCGCCTGCATGGTCACGGCCAGGCAGTCTGAAGGTTTGCCAGCAAGATGCGCCGGAACGGTAGCTTTACTGGCTGCCATCAGCTCGGCGAAACGCACCAGGCGGTCCATACCTTCCGGGCTGAAGATTGCCGCGGCGGTACCGACGGTAGCGCCAGGCTGCGATGTGATTGCGATGTCGTTGCTCATACGTACATATCCTGTTTGCGTGCCCATTCAGGGCGTTTAATAATTTCAAATCCACCCCATTCGCCAGACTCCTGGCACTGGTGGTAGGTATTCAGATCCCTGCGGAACAGTGCGTGCCCGGCATCTACGTCCGGCGCATCCAGTTCGAACACGCGCACCGGGTAGCGGCCGCAGTCGATGGTTTCGCTCACCGCCAGGAAGAAGAATCCGTGAGGTTCTCCGGTGGTCTGGTGTGCGCCTTCGCGGTACATAGCGTCCTGAACGTGGTACCGGAATTCCTCGATGTGGCGTGAGAACCGCTCCATGTCTGCAACCTTCTTCACGTCCAGCAGTACAGGGTGATACTTCAGGCGTTTGTCCGGGCGAATGCGGCACAGTTCGCCTGTCTCTGGATCCGTCCAGTAATGCGATGCTTCGCAGAATCCTTCTGCTTCCAGAAGCCAGCGCGCCGCCGGGTGTGCCATCGCGCTGTCGCGCATCAGTTGCAACTTCCGGCCCTGCTCTGCATCCATAACCGTCATACCCATCCCTGCAACATCATTCAGGAACGCAGCCTCATCCTCTTTGCCTGCGGTTGTGCGGCGGTTGAACTGCGGCGCCACGATGAAGCGCTTATCGAATTCTTCCGGCTCCAGCAGCAGGCAGTGCAGGGCGGTTCCCATGTCCAGCGCTTTCAGCTTTTCGGTGTCTACCGGTGCTGATTTCTGCCACTGCAACAGGGCCGGGCTCAACGCCACCATATCCAGCTGCGACTTACTCACGCCGTCCCCGGCGTGGTAGTCCTCGTTGCTGAGGTCGAAGTAAATGCCTGGCTTCATGCCGCGCTCCTCGCTGTGTCCAGTTGGTCAGCCAGATCCCACTTTGCGATGATGCTGGTCAGCGCGGCCTGGTACGCCGCGAGAGCCTCTTCAAATTCAGGGCTCATCATCAGCTCTTCCAGAATCTCGGTGCGCACGCCTTTGCGCTCCAGCTCGTAGAAAGGTTTCTGCAGCTGGTGGTACTTGATAGCGTCGATCAGCTCTACCTGGCGCTCGTAATGCAACTGACTCAACTTGTAGTCGCCGTCGATGCTGGTCATGATTTTTTTCAGGTTATTAATCTGCCGAGTGTTCATGAGCACCTCAGTATTTAATTGTCTGACCGGAAACTTTTCCGGAAGCGAAAGAAACCAGGCATTTTTCAGCCCACTCAATTGGAATTCCCTGCTTCACCAGATCGGCAATAACCTGTCGATTGACGGTACGGCGATGCTCTTTGTCAGCAGCGCGGCGCGCTTCTTCATCGGCGATGCGTTTCTGTTCTTCTTCCTGTCGGCGGCGTTCAGCAGCAACTGCTTCCTCTTTTTCGCGAGTTGCTCGTTTTTCTGTTTCGATGCGCTGGCGTTCTGCCTCTTCGGCCCTTGCCTTTTCACTGGCTTCACGGCGTGCAGCAGCATCAATCTCGGCCTGTGCTTTTGCTTCTGCATCACGCTTAGCCTGTTCCGCTGCTTCCCGGCGGATAGTCTCTTCACGCTCGAGACGTGCTTTTTCTTCAGCTTCTTTGCGCAGACGTTCAAGCTCAGCAGCTTCGTGCTCACGCTTTTGCGCCACTACCAGCGATGCTTCCAGTTGCTGAATGGTTGAGTCTTTTGCAACACCAGCCTCGGCTGTACGTTCCTGCCAGCTTTCGTCCAGCGCCACGGATTTAGCTTCCTGAATGCGAGCCTGTATATCAGCAGATGGCAGGTAGTTACCGGCGACATCGATCACGTCAGCCAGTGCGCGCAAATCAACAAGACGCTGCTGCAGTGCTTCGGAGCGTGCTTTTTCCGCGTCTTCCCACTCGGTAAGTGGGCGGCGTACTTCATCGCGAAGCTGATCGCATTCGGTCACGAAGCGGCGCAGTTCTGCTTCAACCACTTTCGGTTGCTCCTTCAGGCGTTTCAGGTAATCACGGCCTGGCTTTTCCACTGCCGTTTTGCTGCGCGATACCTGGGCGGCAAGGGATGCGATACGGGCGCGGCCTTTAGCAGTGCTCAGGTCAGGAACTTCGTTGACGCCTTCACGGATCTGTTCAAGGAATTTATCCAGACCGTTTTCGACGTAAATGCTTGGCGCCAGGTCCGGCGCGATTTCGATGATTGCTAATTCACTCACTTGCTCACCCCCATATCCATTTCAGTTTTGACTGCCATCTTGGTGACAAACGCCCAGTTGATGGCCTCATGCAGAGTGCGGCACTTGGTGCTCATCAGCCCGCACGCCGTAACGCAGTACCAACCGTTGATGATTTTCCACTGCATAATTCGTTACCTCAGTGTTACCGTTGAGGTAATAATTATCCTTATGTGGTTTGAAGTCAATAGGTATGATTATAAAAAATTACCCTTGAGGTAATCTTAAGGGCAATAAAAAAGCCGCTCAATGGCGGCTTAATGTCTGAAATGAAAGGTTTTACTCTTGCGATTTACCGTTCTGAACAATCACGAAATCGACGTAGCTCTCGATCTTACTTTTCTCGCTCTCAGGTAACAATGCGTAGCGGGACCGGTCGTAATGTATGGTCGCCGGGTCGCGAGGATGGATAAGCAACTCATAGCCACGGCGCCCGAACGCGCTGGCAATCGCCTCCAGGGTGGAGATAGAAACGCTAACCTCATTGTTAAGCATGCGCTGGATTGTCGCCTGGGCAACTCCGGACGCTTTCGACACCTTGCCCTGAGACGACAGGTCCCGGTTGTTCTGCATCCACGCTTCGAGATTATGGGCCGCCAGCTGGCCGATATCGGAAGGGGTGATCTCCTCCTGGGGGATGGCAACAGCAGATAATGAGTGGTCGACGTCCAGCCAGTTCGACGGCTTGTTCGCTGCCTTCTCAATTTTCCGCGCCACCGTGTCGCCGACAACCTTCTGCCCGCGGGCCCAGCGGTTTACCAGGTTTGCCTGAGTTCCCAGTTTTTCCGCCAGACGAGTCTGCACCCCGTTAAAGTCACGGTCGATGATATCGTTAATATTCTGCCTGCGGATATCCTGAATACTTTTCATGCTCTGGTGAATCGCCTCATATATGAATTAGTTAGTGGTGCAATTAAAAGCGAATTTACCCCACAGGTAAATGCACCTCACAGGTAACAAACCTTGATTTTTATTACCTTCTGGGTGAATATTTGTTATCTGAAATTAATATCAGGCAATAGCTATGAGCGAGAACGAAAAATTCGACTTCAAAAAACACTGGTTGCAACTCACTCCTGATGAGCGAAATGCCTTTGCTGACGAGGCCGGAACGACCAGCCACTACATCCAGACGCATCTGACAGGTCGCCGGAAAATGCCAGGTAAGACATTGATGAATGGGCTGTTTAAGGCATGCAAACAACGCGGGTGGGTCAGAACAAAGCCGGAACTGGCTATCTTCTTCTACGAATAAAACCTCTTTCAAACCCCCATCAGGCCGCCTTCTGGCGGTCTTTTCATATCTATTCAGTCCTCTCAGGTAATAATGATCCGAATATGGTTGATCTTTTTTCAGCCATCGCGCAAAATTACCAAAGATAAATTTCAAAGAGAGGTGCAAATGAAGCGATTAACTCAGCGTGAAGCTCTCGAGATGGGCCTCGCCAGGTTCTACACCGGCAAGAAGTGCATTCACGGGCATGACAGTGAGCGCTACACCCTCAGTGGTGAATGCGTTAAGTGCAACAACGATCGGGCGCGCCGCCAGCAGAAACTGCGCTCAGAGAAAATGAAAGAGGCTAAACGGTCCATGGTGAATGCATGATCCATTATCACGGCGGACCAATAACCCCTGACACATGCGCACTGAAAGCATGGAAAGGCCGTCACGCATTTATCAGCTTCGCTAACCCCGGGCAATTAGCCCTGGCCAGCGAAGTCACCCAGTCATTCGCTCTTGATAACGGCGCGTTCAGTTTCTGGACGAAAAATAGAGTGGTTAACTGGAGCGAATATTACGACTTCGTGGCGCGCTGGATGAATCACCCTCGCTTTGCTTTTGCGGTTATCCCCGATGTGATCGGTGGCACAAGTGAGGAGAACGACGCGTTAATAGCTGAATGGCCGCACGGAAAAGTCGTAGGCGCGCCGGTATATCACTTCAACGAGCCTGAGGAACGTTTCATCCGCCTGTGTCATGAATTCCCCAGGGTATGCATAGGCTCAATGGGCGAGTATGACGCTAAAAGACCCAAAGACTGCGCCGCGAAATTGCGCGACATGATTCGCCATGTGGTTGATGAGAATGGCTATCCGATTACCAAGCTCCATGGCCTTCGCATGCTGAATAAGGACCTCTTTATGCAGGTGCCATTATCGTCAGCTGACAGCACCAACGTCGCCAGGAACATCGGTATTAACAAGGCGTGGGATAAATCAGCCTACGCGCCGGCAAGCAAAGAAACACGCGCTGCGGTGCTGGCAGAACGCATAGAGGCGTACAACAGCGCCAGTTCGTTGCAGTACGACAAAAAGCGAGACCTTTTCATGCCCCAACTGGCTTTCGAAATTTGAGAGGTTTATATGGCCGGTGACTGGATCAAGATGCGTGCAGACCTGCACACGCACCCTAAAGTTGTCCGCATGGCGTCCGCATTGAAAGCGGACAGATTGCGGATAGTTGGCGGACTACATTCCGCATGGTGTCTTTTCGATGTCCACTCCGTTGACGGTTTCCTTGACGGATACAGCGCAGACACTCTCGACGACCTGATCGGCTTTCCTGGTTTTTCCCGGGCAATGATGGCTGTCGGATGGCTCGAAGAAAATGGCGAAAGCCTAGTAATGCCGCGGTTTGAAGCCCATAACGGACAGTCTGCCAAGCGTCGAGCGCAGGACGCAGACAGGAAGAGAAATGTCCGCAAAGCGTCCGCATCAGAAGCGGACAAAAAGCGGACCAGAGAAGAGAAGAGAAGAGAAGATATAAAAGATAAACCCCACATAGGGGGCGAGCAAAATTCACCTGTGGATAACTCTGCTGGTGGCGGTGAACCAGATCCGGATGCGAACAACGCGATGCTGAATGGCTACGTTGCTCCTGGTGGCATGGGTGAGTTTGGTAAATTCCAGATGCACGACAACTGGAAGCCGGATCAGCAGTTCATCCAGCGAGCTTCTCAATGGGGCATAAACCTGAAGGCGGACATCACGCCGTTCGAACTGGCAGACTTCATCACGTACTGGAAAGCGGAAGGCAAGGCATTCCATCATGACCAGTGGCAGCAGAAACTGGCGAGAAGCGTGCAGCAGTCCAGGGCAAGGCCGGTTGCCCAGCAGCAGCGAAGGGACATCAACGACGTTCCGGAGCCGGACAAGACCATTCCGCAGGGATTCAGGGGATACCAGGCCACATAGCAGCACTAGCGCGGCAGCGCATTTTTTTACGTCTGAATGATTACCTATCAGGTAATAAAATATGCGCATAGCTATTGATTTTAACTCTAATATGGATTTAAATTACCTGAGAGGTAAATCATGACAGCAGTTTTAGGGATTGACCCGGGATGCAGCGGGGCGCTGGTTCTCGTAACTGAGCAGGGCGTCTACATCGACCACCTGGCAATGCCAACCATCAAGGTCGGCACAAAGTCCAGGGTGAACGGCGCAGCGGTGGCCGCATGGGTTAGGCAGTACGGAATCACTCATGCGTACCTTGAGCAGGTAGGTGCAATGCCAGGGCAGGGAACGGCGAGCATGTTCACGTTCGGTCATGCAGCTGGTGTAGCGGAGGGGATCCTCCAGGGGCTAAACATCCCTTACACGCTGGTTACGCCACAGGCCTGGAAGAAGTCAGCCGGGCTTATTGGCAGTGACAAGGACGCAGCGCGCAGCAGGGCGATTCAGCTTTACCCTGAACTCAGGGCGCTGGATGCCAAAGCGAAAGGCCAGGCCATTGCGGATGCGCTGTTAATCGCAAGGTTCGGGATCGGCGTTAAATAACGATCCTTTTTGATATCAACGTAATCAATAACTTATACGGGTAAGCGGGGGTAAAGATGAAACCGAGTTATGAAGAACTTGAAGAGCAACTGAACAGATCGCGACGGCTCTGTGATGCAGCGCTGGCTAATGAACGGGTCTGGGAAACAGCCATGATGCAGGCCTGCGGAGAAGACGGACCGAAATCAGTGGCTGATAAGTTTGCCGAACTGAAATCCCAATGCGCGGCGCTGGCTGCGGAGAATGCGGGGATGAAGCTCTTCAAAACTGCTGTATATCAGCAGATGGGCGCTGGATGCGAGGCTCCTGAATTTTCTATCACGGAAGGTCTGAGCAACCTGCGCCGCTTCGCTGACACGCTCCATGCCATCGAGCGCGAATTCTTTACCAAAGAAGTCCCTGATGAAGAATGCGAAGGCGAAACCGTAGAAGAATGCCCATTAGGCTGGGGAATGAGCGTCGAACAGTACGTTTCAGAGTTCCGCAAGTGCCTGGCTGAGGTGCGGGCCAGCGCTATCGAAAATGCAGCAGCTGAGCGCTGGGGTAGCGGATACGTATTCGACGAGCTCAATGAAATCGCCGCCAAAGTTCGCAAAGGAGTGCAGTCATGAGCAAAGCAACAGCGTTAAAGCCCAAATTCAACGTCGGTGACACTGTCAATTACATCGACCGCCAGGGCAGAAAGCAAAGCGGAAAGATTCGACATATTGAAGGCAAATGGACCTCGTTTGGCAGTGCTTACCTTATCTACACCGTTCAGCATCCAAGCTACCGCAATGGGCAGATGCACTGTGGGGAAGACGTTATCGAAGGAGCCGCCCAATGAGCAACATCGACAAACATGCTATCGATTTTAGCCTGCCTCTTGAGACAGAAAACGGTGAACCAGTTAAATACGTCTGCCATGACGTTGTTGAATACAAGTGCGCGCGAGTTTGCGTAGACGTCGAAACTGGAATTGTTTACAGCAGCCCGTATGTGGGTATGAAAATACGGAATACCCCGCTACGTAAAATCATTGAAAACGCTACTTCCGCTTATGCAGATTTTGAAAGCGGTTTTATCAGCGACTCTACATGCGTAGACCGCTCACACGAGTATCTTGTGTTCGTTAAAGAGCCAAAAAACGTGCTGGCGCTGCTGGATGAGCTGGAGGCCGCAGACGAACGCTATGAGGATATGCTCCGCCAGGCCCGATCTTTCCGCGAGGCTCACGATTATGCTTCAGAGTTAATTCGAAAGATGGAACGCAATAAACTCACTGTTAAGCTGCCAACAACTAAATTATGGGCTGGCAAGGTGGCGTGTTACGAAGCATCGGAGATTATCGAGTTACTTTCCGCAGCTGGCATTTGCATACAAGGTGAGGACTAACCCATGAGCACTATTACCAAAGAACGTTTACGCGAATGTGCGCGCGGAAAGGTGAAGAGTCTTGAATTTGCTGTCACACAGACCGCTTTCGCTGATTCACGCTCAGAGCTTGAAGAAGAGCTGGAGCTGGCGCGTATCGCGCTGGCATCGCTCGAAGCGCAACCGGTATCTGTGCCGGATGTGCCATGCAGCATGCCATCAAACCTACGGGAATTGATCTCGGAAGAGATCGGTATTCTTTTTAGCGATGATGATGCCCAAGCTGTGTGGAGTGTCTGTCGCCGCGCCGCCATGCTTCAGGGTGCCGAACCTGTAACGACGGCTTACAAGTTGCAAGATGGCTGGGTGGCTTGCAGTGAGCGGATGCCGGAGGACGAGCAGGAGGTCATCACCCACAATATTTTTGGTTATCGTCATGTTTCATTTTTCGACGAACACTCAGGCCATTTCTTCGACCGCCTTGATGGGAGCCCCGTTGATTGCGTTGAGCATGTTCTGGTTTCTCATTGGATGCCTATTCCAGCAGCACCGCAGCAGGAGGTGAAGCCGTGAGTAATCTGCGCGAAGGTGGACTCGCAATAATCATCGGCGGGAACCAGGAAACTATCGGCCTTGTTGTTACAACCGTAAGGCCAGTATCGCCAGGCGGTTTGATTTTAACGCCGAGTGGAAAACGGTTCTCTAACGGAGGTTCATTTCGTTGGCTGATTCATAGTGATCAGTTATTCGTGAAGCTATCAGACGGCACCATCATTGATGATTACTGCCTGGTATTTTCTCATTGGCTAATGCCAATCGACGGAGAAGACTTCTCTCACGAAGACGAGCGGAAGAAGGAGCTAACCAATGCCTAACCCATTCGACGCGATTATGTTCGTGCTGCTGGTTACCGGCGCACTTCATGGAATGGGGTGGCTGCCATGGTGAGCAAACTCAAACAGCGGCGCATGCGCCGCCTCAAAGCCGATGTAGCCTGGTGGCGCGAAGAGGCAGAGGATTGCCGCTCACGCCTGCTGGAACTGGCCGGCGAAATAGACAGGCTCAAGAAGCTGGTTATCCGAGTGCCGATGCCGGTTGTGGTGCCAGTACAGGTAGCCGCTTTCGTCGGTGTTGATCTTGCTGGTGGCGCAGACCAAACGGCAGTAATCGAAATAGAAAACGGGGAGGTGCTGAAATGGTGACGGTAACTCAGGAATCACTGATCGCCCGTATCGCCGAACTGGAGGCGGCCCCGCGGTCGCTGAAAGAGGATTACCAGCTTCGCGCATTCAGGGCTTTGCTCTGCTACATGCGGGATTGCCCACACACTTACGGACGCATTTACACCACAAACTGCTGTGCAATGTGCGGGGAGAAGCTAAGCAATGGCTAAGACAGCAGCAGAACGCAAAGCAGCGCAGCGCGCACGCCAGGCAGAAGCTGGTGAGCGTAAGCTGGAGCTGGTGCTCGATGAGCAGGAGTTTGAAATGCTGGCGCGGAACTGCGCGGAGCGCCGCCCGGGCCGCGAGCCATACGAACTGAGCGAATACATTGCTCTGCTGATCCGCCAGGATGATGCGCGGGTTCGTGGCCGTATCAAAGCCATCAGCACCAAACAGTGCGGCAAGTGCGGCGATGCGCTGCCGGTGAAGTCCTGCCCGTGTGCCGGTGATTCGGCGTGCTGGGTGACTCAGGGCTGGCACGAAACGAAACTTGCGGTGTGACAGGTCACGGCGTATTGACTAAATCCTCACATGATTATACTGTTTAAATGTACAGTATATTTATGTGAGGTTCCAACATGGGCTTTCCATCTCCGGCAAAAGACTACGCAGAAACTCCTCTCACCATTACAAGCCTGTGCGGCTACGACGGCAACTGTCGAACCGTTGAGACGTCGGCTGGGTACGCAATCATCAACATCGCTAACAAACCACATCCGGGTGACACCGTGATGATATCGTATTGTGGCCGCACTGAGTTCGCCATCGTGCAGGGAAAGGCGCTTATCGTTCCGGAGGGTGAAGCAATCGAAGGTGATGCGCTGGACGATACGACAGTGCACGGCGTGGTAACCCACTTCCTGAACCGCGTAGACAATCAGCGGCCCGACCCGATACCAGTCATGTAACATCTGCGCGGGCATGATAGTATTACCTGCATGGTAATAAAATTACTCAGGTGGTAATGATGCCCGCGACACCAAAAACCCATAAACGTAAATCAACGCAATATAAGCCTCTTACAGCGATGCAGGAGGCTTACTGCCAGTCCTACATTAAGACACCTGAAAATCAGTCTCAGGCGGCGATTGACGCAGGATTTTCGCCTAATACAGCAGCGGTCAAAGCCAGCGTGATGATGCGTGACGAAAGAATCCAGAAACGAATCGCTGAACTGATGGAGGAGCGCAACAAGCGCAACCGCGTCAGCGCTGACTACGTGCTCATGCGCTTGGTGGAAATCGACCAGATGGATGTGCTGGATATCCTGAACGACGACGGCAGCCTGAAACCTATCCGCGAGTGGCCTAAAATCTGGCGTACCACGCTCAGCGGGTTCGACCTGTCTTCAACCATCATGAACATGAACGAGGATTCGATAGAGACCATCCTCAAAAAAATCAAATGGCCTGATAAGGTGAAGAACCTCGAGCTGATTGGTAAGCACGTCGACGTCAACGCATTCAAAGAGCGCCTTGAGGTTTCCGGCACTGTCACCATTGCAGACCGTATGGCTGCCGCACGCCGCCGCGTCAAAGAGCAGGCTGGTGGTGAAGAATGACAGCTGCAGCCATGTCGCCGGAAGAGCAACTCGTCGAGGATATTGCCTCGTTCACGTATGACCCGCTGGGCTATGCGCTGTACGCGTTCCCGTGGAGCGAGGAAGGCACAGAGCTGGCTCATGCCACCGGGCCGAGAAATTGGCAGGCTGACGCATTCCGCGAGATACGCGATCACCTCCAGAACCCCGCGACGCGTCACCAGCCGCTGATGCTGGCCCGCGCATCCGGCCACGGTATCGGCAAATCCGCTTTCATCTCGATGCTCATCAACTGGGGCATGTCCACCTGCGAGGACTGCAAGGTGGTGGTGACCGCCAACACCGACAACCAGCTGCGCACCAAGACCTGGCCGGAAATCATCAAATGGTCGAATCTGGCTATCACGAAAGAGTGGTTTACCTGCACCGCCACTGCGATGTACAGCAACGATCCGGGTCACGATAAACGCTGGCGCGCCGATGCAATCCCGTGGTCTGAGCACAACACAGAGGCGTTCGCCGGTCTGCACAACGAGCGTAAGCGCATCATCGTGGTATTCGACGAAGCCTCCAACATTGCCGATCTGGTGTGGGAGGTTGCAGAGGGCGCGCTGACGGACGAAGACACCGAAATAATCTGGGTGGCGTTCGGGAACCCGACGCGTAACACCGGGCGTTTCCGCGAATGTTTCCGCAAGTACAAACACCGCTGGAAGTGTGCGCAGATTGACAGCCGCACCGTGGAAGGCACGAACAAGCAGCAGCTCCAGAAATGGGTGGATGACTACGGCGAGGACAGCGACTTCGTGAAGGTCCGTGTGCGGGGGATCTTCCCTGATGCGTCAGAACTCCAGTTTATCCCTACCGGGCTCACTGACGAGGCGATGAAGCGCGTAGTGACCGCTGCGCAGGTTGCACACGCTCCGGTGATTATCGGCGTCGACCCGGCGTATTCCGGCGTGGATGATGCGGTGATATACCTGCGCCAGGGGCTGCACAGCAAGGTGCTATGGACCGGAAACAAGACCACCGACGATCTGATTATGGCGAAGCGCATCGCTGACTTTGAGGATCAGTACCAGGCTGACGCGGTGTTCATCGACTTCGGTTACGGCACCGGCCTGAAGTCCATCGGTGATGGCTGGGGCAGGACGTGGCAGTTAATCCCGTTCGGCGGCGGATCAACCGATCCCCAGATGCTCAACAAGCGCGGCGAGATGTTCAACAGCGCCAAGACGTGGCTGAAGCTCGGCGGCGCGCTGGATGACCAGGAAACTGCGGATGACCTGTCGGCGGCAGAGTACAAAGTCAGGGTGGACGGCAAGATCGTCATTGAGCCGAAGGAAGATATCAAAGAGCGTTTGGGCCGCTCGCCTGGCAAGGGTGACGCGCTGCTGCTGACGTTTGCCTTCCCGGTTACGAAGCGCCTGCGCATTCCTGGGCAGGAGAGCCAGCAGGGGAAAGCGGTCACTGATTACGACCCGTGGAAATAACAAAGCCCGCATTAGCGGGCCTTGAAGTAGGGTGTGCTCAGGATGGTATTCGTCAGCTCATGCTCGCACTTTTTAACCTTCTGGAAGATGTCATGCATCTTGTCCATCACTTCCTGGTCTGCTGCTCTGCGCTTCTTGGTTCTGGCGCTTAATCTGCGTTTTGACATAGTGACCTCGAATTAAAGCCGCGCATCGGCGGGCTGATTGTGACATGTCACGGCATTAATCTTTCAGAAACTCTTTCGTGTTGACAGCAATTTCCCCGGTAAAGAGCACCGCACTGGTGCAATCAGCGATGACCGATGCGTGAGGGTTTGCGTTTTCGTTCAGCCATTGGATCAGTGGTTTTGCCGCTTCTTCAAAGGTTTTCTGGTTATAACTAGCCTTCAAGCTTACCGCCTTCTCTTTCATGATTTTCACCTTAAAAAAATGCCCGGACGAGCCGGGCGAACTGGAAGCAATGACTACGGAGTGCCTTCCTTGGCGGGTGATGCAGGGTTTACAGCGCAACGTCATCGGAATGGCGTTCTGCTGTAAAAAAAAGTGTCGGTACCAGCGAGCGCTAACTCGGGGATGAATCTGGTACCGACAAAGTCACACAGCAATTACATGGGCACTACGGTTTACCACGGTCCTAACGTGATTTGGTTGTGATGCCGGAGCCACTCTCCGGTTCGGCAAAGCTATGCTTACCAGGCTTTATTCACCACAACTGGAAGCGCACTCCGTTCGTTTACTTACCTGTCATCCACAACCGATAGTTGATGGAGTGCGCTTTCATGTTGTGTGCTGACCTTTCAGCCAGCATGGTTGGAATGAAGACGCATCACGACTTTTCACCAACTGGGCGGGATCACCATGAAAGAGCCGCCCCTTTAGCCTTTCACGCTCCCCATCTTTCCGGGTAGTCAATGCCTCCAGTTGGGCATGCAACCTTCGGTTATCGCTCCGTCGTCAGCGCCACTGTCCAGGACATTTATAAGGACCGTCTCCAAGTGGTAACTCTTCCAGTCCCGCTAAGCACCCTGCTAGATGCTTAACGTGAATGGCTTCCCTCGTCTCTTCCGAGGTGTCACACCTGATCGCCACGCTGGTGAAACGCTATGTCGTGCATACCGAAAACACTGACTTGCACATTCCGGTTACCCGCTTGGCCGTAAACAGCAAGGGAGCCATCGGACCGCTGCGACACATGTGCCATATGCCGTACTGCTCACGACCTGAAACGAACTCCACCGATTTGATTTAGCGACAAGACCTCACAGAACCGATATCGAAGTGCGCTTTCATGTTGTGTTACCTGAAGGGTAATAATTACACGGCATTATGTCAATACACTACGTAAAATAATCCGTATATGGTTAAATTGGTAATAATTTAATCGTGTGTGAGGTTATCGCTATGTGTATCGGCAGCAAGCCATCAGTGCCAGCGGCACCAGAAGTTCAGGCCGCACCTCAGGAGCAGGACGCCGCTGTGGTCAGTGCCCGCGATGACGAAGAGCGCCGCCGCCGTGCTGCAGCCGGTCGTAACTCGACCATGCTCACCGGTGCCCAGGGCGACACTTCCAAAGCCAACACCAGCGGTAAAACGCTGCTCGGTCAGTAACGGAGACCTGAGAGATGGCGGAAACCGAAAAAGAGCGGCTACTGAAGCAGCTCGCACAGCTGAAGAGTGAGCGCACATCGTTCGAGCCGCACTGGCGCGACCTGAGCGACTTTATCAATCCGCGCGGTTCCCGCTTCCTGCCGTCTGACGTTAACCGTGACGATCGCCGCAACACCAAAATTGTTGACCCTACTGGCTCACTGGCTCAGCGCATTCTCGCCAGCGGCATGATGTCTGGAATCACGAGCCCGGCCCGTCCGTGGTTCAAGCTGGCAACGCCTGACCCCGACATGATGGATTACGGCCCGGTGAAAGTGTGGCTGGAAGTCGTGCAGCGCCGCATGAACGAAGTGTTCAACAAGTCGAATCTGTATCAGTCTCTTCCAGTCATGTACGCCAGTCTGGGCACTTTCGGCACCGCCGCCATGGCTGTGCTCGAAGATGACCAGGACGTGATCCGCACAATGCCTTTCCCGATTGGCAGCTACTACCTGGCGAACAGCCCGCGCGGTAGCGTCGATACCTCATTCCGCCAGTTCTCCATGACCGTGCGCCAGCTGGTGCAGGAGTTTGGTCTGGACAACGTGAGCACGTCCGTTAAGGGCATGTGGGAAAACGGAAAGTATGAAGCGTGGATCGAGGTTAACCACTGCATCACGCCAAACATCAACCGCGACAGCGGAAAGATGGACAGCAAGAACAAGCCGTATCGCTCCGTATATTTCGAGACCGGCGGCGACGCAGACAAGTTGCTGCGTGAATCTGGCTTCGATGAATTCCCGATCCTGGCTCCGCGCTGGGAAGTTAACGGCGAGGACGTTTATGCGTCCTCCTGCCCTGGCATGCTGGCACTCGGACAGGTTAAAGCGCTTCAGGTTGAGCAGAAACGCAAAGCTCAGCTGATAGACAAAGCCACTAACCCGCCGATGGTTGCGCCTACATCGCTGAAGAATCAGCGCGTTTCCCTGCTGCCAGGTGATGTGACATACCTCGACGTGGTGAGCGGCCAGGACGGGTTCAAACCTGCGTACCTGGTCAACCCGAACACCGCCGACCTGCTGGCTGATATTCAGGATACCCGCCAGACCATCAACAGCGCCTACTTTGTTGACCTCTTCATGATGCTGCAAAACATCAACACCCGCTCCATGCCGGTGGAAGCGGTTATCGAGATGAAGGAAGAGAAGCTTCTGATGCTCGGTCCGGTGCTCGAGCGCCTGAACGACGAAGCGCTCAACCCGCTTATCGACCGCGTGTTCTCCATCATGGCGCGCAAGAACATGCTCCCGCCTCCGCCTGACGTTATGCAGGGCATGCCGCTGCGCATCGAATACATCTCCGTAATGGCGCAGGCGCAGAAATCTATCGGGCTCACCAGCCTGTCGCAAACCGTTGGCTTTATCGGGCAACTCGCACAGTTCAAACCTGAAGCGCTCGACAAGCTCGACGTGGATCAGGCTATCGACGCGTTCTCCGAAATGTCCGGCGTATCGCCAACCGTCATCGTTCCTCAGGAACAGGTGCAGGGCATTCGCCAGGACAGAGCAAAACAGCAGCAGGCAGCTCAGGCAATGGCTATGGGCCAGGCCGCAGCGCAGGGAGCCAAGACGCTTAGCGAAACGCAGACCACAGATCCTAGCGCACTGACAGCAATAACCAACGCAGCAGGAGCGCCGCAGCAATGACGGATTTCGATGAAGAAGTTCTGAGAGAAAAACACGCAGCTAAGCAGGAGTTTCTGGCGCAGCGCGACATTGACGACATTCGTTCAGTCATGGATAGCGAGCAGGGCCGCCGCGTCATCTGGTCACTGCTGGAGAAAGGCCAGGTGTTTGGCGCCTGCTTCAACGTAGACCCGCACATCACAGCATTCAACGAAGGGCAGCGCAACCTGGCGCTGGTATTACTGCAACGCGTCATGTCGCACTGCCCGGATCAGTATCTGACGATGGCCTCCGAGGCCAGTGAACAGGAGTAACCATGAATTTATTTGATCGTTTGCTGCATCGCCGTCTTTGCAATGAGCAACCTGCTGACGGTGGCGCATCACCAGCATCGTCTGAACCAGCAGCACCTGCTGGTGATGCTCAGGCGCCTGCAGGCGAACCAGCGAAACAAGAAGGCGATAAGCCACAGCCTGGCGCTGAAGGTGACAAGCCTCAGGAAGATAAGCCCGCCGATGGTGATAAGCCAGCTGAAAAGCCAGGTGACAAAGAGCAGAAGCAGGAAGGCGCGCCGGAGAAATACGAGTTTCAGGCTGGCGAAGGCGTTGAGCTGGATACCGAAGCTCTGAAGGACTTCGAGCCGGTTGCCCGCGATCTGAACCTGACCAATGAGCAAGCGCAGAAGCTGGTGGACGCCTACCCGAAAATCCTTGCCGGTGTGCAGCAGCGTCAGGCAGAAGCCTGGCAGGCGCAGACAGAGCAGTGGGCGGCTGACGTGAAGGCTGACAAAGAGATCGGTGGAGACAAGCTGACCACCAACCTCAGCGCGGCGCAGCGCGCCATGGACCAGTTCGGCACGCCTGAGCTCAAAGAATACCTGGAGGGAACCGGTTTGGGTAATCACCCAGAACTGGTGAAGGCCTTCATCAAAATCGGTAAAGCCATGTCTGAAGACGGCATGGTCGATGGCAGTAATCAAGGCCAGCGTAGTGCGGCCGAAGTGCTTTATGGCTAATAAGAGAGGATATAACCATGGCTGTTAAAGGCGTAAATGCGCTGACGCTGGCTGACTGGGCTAAGCGCACCGATCCAAACGGGAAGGTAGATAAGATTGTCGAACTCCTTTCCCAGACCAACGAAATCCTGACGGACATGATGTTCGTAGAAGGTAACCTGCCAACCGGTCACCGCACCACCGTGCGCTCTGGTTTGCCATCTGCTACCTGGCGCTTGCTGAACTACGGTGTGCAGCCAAGCAAATCCACCACAGTACAGGTTACTGACTCCTGCGGGATGCTGGAAACCTATGCTGAAGTTGATAAGTCTCTGGCTGATCTGAACGGCAATACTGCTGAATTCCGTCTGTCTGAAGACCGTGCGTTCATCGAAGGCATGAACCAGCAGATGGCGCAGACGCTGTTCTATGGTGACACCAGCGTGAACCCACAGCAGTTCATGGGCCTGTCTTCTCGTTATTCCAGCAAGTCTGCTGGTAACGGTCAGAACATTATCGACGCGGGTGGCACCGGCACCGACAACACTTCTATCTGGCTGGTGGTATGGGGCGAAAACACCGTTCACGGCATCTTCCCTAAAGGGCAGAAGGCTGGCCTGCAGACCCAGAACCTTGGCGAGCAGACCTTGATCGATGCCAGTGGCGGCAAATACCAGGGCTATCGCACCCATTACAAATGGGATAACGGCCTGGCGCTGCGCGACTGGCGCTATGTCGTGCGCATTGCCAACATCGATGTGAGCGATCTCTCGGTTCCTGGCTCTGCGGCAAACATCGTCACACTGATGGTAAAAGCGCTTCACCGCGTTCCTAACCTGAAGATGGGCCGCGCTGCGTTCTACATGAACCGCACAGTTGGTCAGGCACTTGACCTCCAGTCTCTGGATAAAGCCTCTCTGGCTCTGTCTGTAAAAGAGACCGAAGGCGAGTTCTGGACCGCGTTCCGTGGCATCCCAATCCGTGAAACCGATGCGATTCTGGAAACAGAAGCGCGCGTTGTTTAACGCCTGTCATTAACTGATGGGCCTTAACCGGCCCATGAATGGAGAAAGAAAATGATCCTCGACAAACTGTTGATGTTCTCCGAAGCGCAGGCGGTTACTGCTGGCGGCGCTTCAACTGACGTTATCGACCTGGCCCCTATCGATGGAACCCGACGCGATATCGGTGTTGGCTACCCGCTGGAGTTCTGGGCAAACGTTAACACCACTGCAACCGCAGCCGGTGCCGCAACCCTGAACGTGCAGCTGCAGACCAGCCCGGATAACTCCACCTGGACCACGCTGTACGACAGCGGCACGCTGGCACTGGCAGCGCTTACTGCTGGCAAACGCCTGTTCTCAGCCAAGGTTCCGGCGGGAGTCCAGCGTTATCTGCGCGTCAACTACGTGGTCGGCACCGGACCACTGACAGCTGGTGCGTTCACCTCGGGTATTAACCTGGATGTTGACAACAACACTCCTTACTACCCAACCCGCTCCAAAGTGACAGGCTAAGGTGATGGCAATGGAAAAAGCAAAATACCGTGTCCTGCGCTTATCCCATATTCACAACAACCTCTGGCCTGAAGGTTCCGAGATTGAATATGACGGTGAGCCAGGTTCGGCGCTGGAGCCGATCAACGCAGCAGCGAAGGCAGCAAAGAAAAAGGCAGACCAGAAGCGCGGCATCTTGCCTGTTGATTCTCAATCTGAACCTAAGCCTGAACCTCCGATTGAGGATGAGGTAGGGGAAGAGAATGACGTCAATGATGCTAATACCTTCAGCGAAGATGAAGCCTCACTCCGGCAGCAGTACGAAGAACTTTTCAACAAGAAGCCAGGCAACATGAATGTTGAAACGATCAAAGAACGTATTGCTGAAGAGCGGCAGAAACTGGGCGTGTAAGCCTCGCTAATCAAACAGGGGGCTTCGGCCCCCTTCTTGCAGGAGTCCGTTATGGAACTGGTAAACCTCAAAACCGGCACCGACACCTATCAGGATGAGGACGGGAAAACCCAGACTCGCGATGATTATCCCTGGGGCCTGTGCATTGAGTTGAACAACGAGACACTCACCAGGCTTAAAGCAACGCCACAATCAGCGGGGACTGAAGTGATGATCACTGCTAAAGCAATCATTCGCTCTACCTCTACCCGCGAAACGGAAGATGGCATGCAGCATAACGCCAGTTTGCAGATCACTGACATGGCGCTGAGCCCGGTGTCTGGTGAACAGTCTAAAACCGCAGCCCAAACTCTATACGGTGGGGAGGATGATTAATGGCCTCCGTTATCGAGATCTGCAACCGCGCGCTGAGCAATATCGGCAACAGCCGCAGCATTAACAGCCTGACAGAGGCCAGCAAAGAAGCCGGACAGTGCTCCCTGCATTTCGACTCCTGCCGCGATGCTGCGCTGGCTGACTTCGACTGGAACTTCGCCACCAAGCGCCTGGCGCTGGCAGATACCAACAGCCCGCCGCCGGACTGGCAATATTCCTACCAGTACCCGACTGACTGCCTGCGCATCACCGAAATCATGGTGCCAGGTATCCGTAACCCGACGGCTGCTATGCGCATCAATTATGAGGTTGGTGCTGATACCGACGGTACCGGAAAGCTGATCTACACCGACCAGCCTCAGGCATGGCTGAAGTACATCGCGCGCGTCACCGACGTGAACATGTTCGACCCTATTTTCATGGAGGCGCTTTCCTGGCGCCTGGCCGCCGCCATCAACATGCCGCTTACCGGCAGCGCAGATCTCGGTAACAACGCACTGACTATGTACCGCAGCGTCATCCTGAGCGCTGGCTCGCACAGCCAGAACGAATCCCAGGAGCCGCAGCCACCAGTCGATGAGTTCACCGCAGCGAGGATGTCATAATGGCTTTCAGTTGGATCCAGCCGAGCTTTGCCGGCGGTGAGATTGGCCCGTCGCTGTACGGGCGTATCGACATGTCTAAGTATCAGGTGGCGCTGCGCAAGTGCGATAACTTTATCGTACGGCAGTATGGCGGGGTGGAGAATCGCCCGGGAACGCGCTTCGTCGGCGAAGCCAAATATCCGACGAGAAAATGCCGCCTTATCCCTTTCCAGTTCTCGACTGTCCAGACCTATGCGCTGGAGTTCGGGCACAACTACATGCGTGTAATCAAAGATGGCGCGTACGTGCTGAACAGCAGCAATGTTATTTATGAGCTGGCGATGCCATATGCAGAAGCTGACCTGTTCCGCATCAAATTCACGCAGAGCGCCGACGTGCTTACGCTGGTTCACCCGGCATACCCGCCGAAGGAGCTGCGCCGCTATGCGCACGACAACTGGCAGATCGTCGACGTCACCACAAAAAACGGACCGTTCGAAGATATCAACGTTGACGAGTCAGTGAAGGTATACGCCAGCGCCAGCACCGGTACCATCACATTGACGGCGAGCTCCGCCATCTTTGGCGCTGAGCAGGTCGGTAAACTGTTTTACCTCGAACAGCCTGCGATTGATTCCGTTCCCGTCTGGGAGACCAGCAAGACCACGGCTATCAACGATGTTCGCCGTGCTGACAGCAACTACTACCGCGCGAATACAGCAGGTAAGACCGGCACCCTGCGACCGTCTCACACCGAAGGCATGTCATGGGATGGTTGGGGCGGAAACGGATCTGATGATACTGGCATCCAGTGGGAATACCTGCACAGCGGCTTCGGTATCGCACGCATCACTGCGGTAGCCGGAGATGGACTGAGCGCCACCGCCACGGTTATCAGCTACATCCCTTCTCAGGTTGTCGGCTCTGCAAATGGCAGTTACAAATGGGCAAAGTATGCATGGAACAGCGTCAACGGCTATCCGAGCACTGTCGTCTATTATCAGCAGCGTCTGTATTTCGCGGCGTCTACCGCGTATCCGCAAACCATCTGGGCGAGCCGAACCGGTGACTATAAAGACTTTGGCAAGAGCAACCCTATTCAGGATGACGATCGCATCATCTACACCTACGCCGGGCGGCAGGTGAATGAGATCCGCCACCTTATCGACGTTGGAAGCCTGGTGGCGCTGACCTCTGGCGGGGAATATACGATATCCGGAGACCAGAATAAGGTCCTCACTCCGTCGGCCTTCTCGTTCAGCTCACAGGGAAACAATGGCTGCAGCAATGTGCCGCCGATCGCTGTGGCAAACATCGCGCTGTTCATCCAGGAGAAGGGGAGCGTGGTCCGTGATCTGGCCTACTCCTTTGACGTCGATGGGTACCAGGGCACTGACCTGACCATACTGGCAAACCATCTTTTCCAGAAGCGCAGCATTGTCGACTGGTCATTCTGTATCGTGCCGTACAGCAGTGCGTTCTGCATCCGCGACGATGGCAAGTTGCTGGTGCTGACCTATCTTCGCGATCAGCAGGTGTTCGCCTGGGCTCCGCAGTCCAGTGCCGGGAAGTACGAAAGCACCTGCTCCATCAGTGAAGGAAGCGAGGATGCTGTTTACTTCGTTGTTAACCGCACCATCAACGGCCAGACGAAACGTTACATTGAACGTCTTTCCAGTCGACTGTTTACCAATGATGAAGATGCTTTCTTTGTCGACTGTGGCCTGAGCTATGACGGGCGCAATACCTCAACACGGACTATGACCATCAGCGGCGGCAGTGGAGACTGGAGCTATCAGGTTGACTATCCGGTTACGATTAGTGGCGGCGCTTACTTTGTTGGCACTGACGTTGGGGCACAGATCCAGTTCCCGTACTCAGAGACGGATCCAGATACTGGAGGTGTAGTCGCGAAAGAGTTGCGCGGCGACATCATCTCTGTGACCAGCAGCACGGCGGTGGTCGTTCGTTTTAACCGTAACGTACGTGCGGCGCTACGCAGCACCGCAACAACAAACTGGCAGATGGCCCGCCAGACATTCAGCGGCCTGTCACACCTCGAAGGGCAGACAGTAAAAATACTTTCTGATGCCAGCGTTGAGCCGGATAAAACAGTTTCAGGTGGCTCTGTCACTCTTGAATCTCCTGGTGCGGTGGTGCATATCGGGCTGCCGATCACCGCTGAATTCGAAACGCTGGACATCAACATCAACGGGCAGGAAACGCTGCTGGATAAAAAGCAGGTCATCCCGACCGTCACGATGGTGGTCAACGCCAGCCGCGGCATCTGGGCAACCACTCCAGGCGGTGAGTGGTACGAGTATCCTCAACGCGAGTTTGAGTTCTACGACGATCCGGTTGATGACGCTACCGGTAAAGTGGAAGTTAAGCTCGACAGCAACTGGGATAAGAATGGGCGCGTTAAGGTGCGCCAGCTCGACCCACTGCCGCTTTCTGTTCTGGCGGTCCTGCCGCGCATGACGGTAGGGGGATTCTGATGATTAAAGCTCAGATCGTACCGGCCGCCGCTGAACATATCGAAGCCATGCTCCCGCATGTCCGCCAGGCTGACGTTGATGAATTTCTGGCGACAAACGGGTGGAGCCCGCGGCGCGTACTGGAAACCGGACTGCGCACTTCAACTTTTGCCTGCGCCGGGCTGATTAACGGGGAGGTGGTGACCATATTCGGCGTGGCGCCGGCCTCGATGATCGGCGGCAGCGGCATCCCCTGGCTGGTGGGCACCGACGCGCTGGAGAAATACCAGCGCACCTTCCTGCGCCGGTGCGGGAAAGTGGTCAATGCAATGCTGACCGTTTACCCGTATCTTGAAAATTATGTTGATGCCCGCAACCACGCCGCGCGCGCATGGCTGCACTGGCTTGGATTCACCATTGAAGATCCTCAGCCATTCGGCATTAACGGCATTCCGTTCCACCGTTTCCACATGGAGAGAAAATAATGTGTAGCCCGGCTATCGCTCTCGCAGGAGCCAGTGTCGCACTGAGTGGCATCTCAGCTTATAACCAGTACCAGTCAGGGAAATACACGGCAGCGGTCGCTGAGCAGAATGCGAACGTTGCTGAGGCCCAGGCCCAGGACTCTATCAACCGTGGAAATGCGCAGGCTGACGAGGTTCGTCGGCGTAACCGGCAGGCTGCCGGAACGCAGGCCGCCACGATGGGCGCGACCGGCGCTGATCTTTCTACAGGAGGATCGCTGGATATCTTCGGCGATACAGCGCAGTTCGGCGCGCTGGATGCGCTGACCACTGTAAACAATGCTCAGCGTGAGGCATACGGCTATCAGGTGCAGGCTGAGAACTATAAAGCCCAGGCAAGCTCATCACGTAAGCAGGGGAATATGGGGGCGCTGACAACTCTGCTTACCGCTCCACTTCAGGCTTATGGTGCTTACCAGATTGGTGGCGGAACCTGGTCACCGTTCACGCAGAAGGCGGCCCCAATAAGCGCGGCCATCGGCACACCAACCGGGCGATAAGGAGACATCGAAATGCCTACAGTACCAACAGTTACCGGTCGCCAGGTTGAAAGCCGCGGATTCCAGTCTCCTGGATTTCAGGCGTTCGAACAGCCTAATGTCGGAGACGTCATTTCTCAGGTGGCCCCAAAAGCGATCGATATGTTCGCTCAGGCCAAGCAGCGCGCAGATGTTGCCCAGGCACAGGATGCATCACTGCAACTCAGTCAGATTTCCAGCGATCTGCTGACGAATCCTGATAGCGGACTGCTGAATATGCAGGGTAAAAACGCACTGGGGAAAGGTCAGGAATATACCCAGCTTTTTGACTCGAAGGCACAAGAAATCGCGATGACCCTCCCCGAGGGTGCCCGTGCCGGATTCATGCAGCAGGCGCAGCAGCAGCGCATCCAGTTCACATCTCAGGCCGGTCGCCATGAGATTAGCCAGCTCAATGCCTACGAGGAAGGGCAGTTCCAGGCTACGCTGGCGAACAACGGGAAACTGGCTGCCTCAGCGTATGGCGATAATGCAAACTACGTGCTGTACAACCAGCAGACATTCCAGCAAATCGACGACTACGGCGCCGCGCATGGCTGGAGCTCCGAGCAGATTCAGGCTAAAAAGATCGAGTTCAAGGAGAAGGTTGCTGATGCTTCGCTATCTCAGTGGTCTGCCAATAATGCTATCGACTTCATTCACAGCAATGGCGAGTTGAGCGACACGGCCACTGGGTCCCGTCGTGCAGTATCGGAAGGCGGTTCAGGCGATAGCGCGCGCGGCATCCGAAATAACAACCCCGGGAACCTCGAGTTCAGCAAAACGAATCCGTGGGTTGGGCAGACCGGAGATGATGGGCGCTTTGCCAAATTCGAAACGCCAGAGCACGGCATTCGCGCGCTTGGTCGCAACCTGCTGTCTTATCAGCGCCAGGGCATTGATACCGTCAGCGACATTATTAACCGCTGGGCCCCGCCGTCGGACAATAACAATACCGACGCATACATCAAGGCTGTCTGTGCTCAACTGGGTGTGACACCCGATCAGCAACTCGATGCATCAAACCCTGACACACTGAAGGCGCTGTGTGCTTCTATCATTCAGCATGAGAATGGCAGCCAGCCATACAGTGAGCAGCAACTTTCCACCGGCGTAAGTGCGGCCATTGGCCTGTCTCAGTTGCCTACCAGCACCAAACGCTATACCGGCAATGCGGCATTCGACGCTGCCTCACCAGAGGCGCAGGCAACCTTCCTTCGCCAGGCTGATCAAATTCGCAAGCAGCAGCAGGCGGAGTATCGCACCAGCATTGACAGCCAGGTGCGCGACGCAACAGCGGCCTACATGCGCGGAGTTGATTTCCCGAATGCACCATCGCAGACAGACTTCATGGCTGCCTACGGCATTCGTGAGGGCAATCTCCGCTACACCGAGTTCAAAAACACGCAGATCGCCGGTCAGTATATCGGCTCATTCCGCAACATGCCGACGAGCAGCATCACGGCATACGTTGACCAGTTGCGCCCGGGCACTGAAGAAACAGGCGAAGGTTATGCATCGCGCGCTGAATTGTTCGACAGAGTATCGGCAGCGGCCACTAAGGTGATCAGCCAGCGCCAGAATAACCCGTTCAATGCCGCGGTAGAGATCGGGGCCTATAAGCCGATCGCCAGCAACAACCCGAACGATATCACGGCAGAAGTTGCCAACCGGTTCTCATCTCAGGAAAGCCTGCGCGCGCTGGGCATAAATGCGCCTATCCTTTCCAGCGAAGAAGCTGCAGCGCTGACCGAGCAGGTGCGAGGCACCAAAGACGTTAACCAGACCATCAGCCTGTTGCAGAGCATGGGTGAAACGCTATCAGCACCGGCGATGCGCCAGGTGGCATCTGCTATTGCTCCAAATAACGCGGCAACAGCCTATTCTGCGCTGCTTCTTGGCACACCGGACAACCAGTACGACAACACCAAACCATCCATCGCCTACAGCCAGTTCATCGGCTATAAGCCGACCATGAACAAATACGACGTATCTAAGGTGATCCTGGCCGGTGATCAGCTGCTAAATCCGACCAAAGCGATGAAGGATGCTGGCATTACTCCGGTCCAGCTGCCGAGCGAAGATAAGCTGAAACGCGCATTCGACGATCAGGTTGGTAACTCGTTCGCCAATAACCCGCAGGCACGCCAGTTGAGCTACAACCTTTTCAAAGCCGCTTACGCCGGGATTGCTTATCAGTCCGGAGATGCCTCCATGACTCGCACCGATGCTGCAAAATCAGACGTAGTGGAGAAAGCCGCACAGTACGCCACAGGTGGGGTCTATAAAGGCTTTAACGGTGGTGACGTGGTCATGCCATTTGGCATGGACAAATCAACTTTCAAGGACCGCTATACCGCATCTGCGCAGCAGGCGCTGAAAGATGCCGGGCTGAACGTCAACGCCGCGTCAAACTTCACTCCGGTCAACATCGGCAACAATCAGTATCGGCTGGTAAGCGGTAGCGGGCGCTGGGCGACGGATCCGAAAACCAATGAAGCTATCGTCGTGAGGGTCGAATAATGTCTGATGTATTTTCTCTTGCGCCGGAAGGGCAGGCGTGGACCGACGATAAAACAGCAGCCAATCCCGCGCGGCCTGAAGACTATGATCCGACATTCTTCCAGGGTTCGATCGCTGCGCCGGTGCGCGGCGTGGCGGAAGGCACGCTAGGGCTGGCTCAATCTGCCGTCGGATTCAGTAAACGCCTTATCAGCGATCCGGCATTCACCGCAGACGTGGCGCCAACGGTCAATATCTTCCGTGTGATGTTCCCTGATGCCGATAAAGCGCTGAATGACACCTACGACACGATCGGCAAACAACTGCAGGATGCGCGCGGGTACGTGAAACCGGATGCCGGGAGCCAGGGAACCGCTGCCGAGGTGCTTTACGGTCTCGGCCAGTTCGTGCCAGCGATCGGTGCGACCATTGTCGGCGGTCCGACCGTCGGCGCCGCGACAGCTTTCAGCTCGACGTATGAGCAGTCCTATCAGGATTTCAAAGGAAAAGGCGTAGACGAGTCGACGGCGCGCAACCTGGCAACGCAACAGAGCCTTTTTAATGCTGCTGGGATGGCCTTGCCTGCTGCCGTCGGCACCACACTGGCAACGCGCATCGCCTCTGGAGTCGCAATCAACACCGGGTTCGGCGGCCTTAACCGTTACTCAGTGGGCGAAACGCTGGAGGAGAAAGGCTACAGCGAGATGGCGAAACAGTACCGGGTATTCGACGGTCAGGCGATGCTGGTAGATGCGGTGCTTGGCGGCGCCTTTGGTGGTGCCCATCACCTGGCTGCGCGGAATGCTGACGTGCCGCCACCATCTGACTCTGAAGCACCGATCCCGGCGGCAGAAGTACATAGTGCTCCCGATGCTACCGCAGAGATATCACAGGCGAATGAGGCTTCCCAGCAGGCTGCCCCGTTAGGAGATGGCCCTGCCGCGCCAGATGCGCAGAAGGTCACCTATGAATCGCGAATGGCTGAATTGCAACAGAGCTCCGATCAGCTTTTATCCCGTGGTGACAGAAAGGTGTGGCAGTCAGAAATTGCTAACGGTGAGCGGACGGTGGCGAAACTTGAGGCTCAGGATAAAGCTATCCGAGATGCTGCGCCAACAGGAAGCGCTGGCGCTAACCGCCGGTATTATGCTGAAAACAGGGAGAAGCTTGATGATATAGCCAGACAGTTAGCGACAGCCAGAGAACGCCTTCAAAATGCACGTGACTCCCTTGCTCCTCATCAGCAGGGCGGTCAGTTTTATGAGGCCCGTGCTGACTTAACACGCATTCAACAGGGGATCATTCCTGAGAGTATGCGCGGCCTTGTTCGTGAGACACCCATCAAACCAAGCGACGTCGACGCAGCTCACGCGCTGAATGAAGGGCTGTATTACGATCTGGAATCGGCGCCTGTCCTGCACGCCAGCAACGAGAGCATCAACAGCCATGTGGCTGCCATGGACGAAGCATATCGTCAGCTGAATGACGGGCAGCCTGTTAACGTCGGGATGATTGCGCGCGGGCTGGATGGTCCGGCGCGGCCCGGCATGCTGGAATCAGCAAACGAGCAGTACCATGCAATGCAGCAGGTTTTCGAAGAGAATGGTGTCAGGTATGAAACGCCGTCAGAACTGGCTGGAGAAGCTCCGGCGCCGCGCGCAGAAAGTGCATTCACGGCAGCCGACGAAACTGGCGGGCAGGTCAGTGTTGATCCTGACACCGGCCAGGCTATTTCATCAAACAGTTACGACCTGATGGCGGCGCGCGATATGGCGACCACCAATCCGGATCTGACAATTACGCACCCCGACACCGGGCAGCCGGCGAAACTCTCCGATGTACTGGCTGACTTTGACGAACAAATCCAGACCGTGCAGAACGAATCGAAAGTGTATTCAGTCGCCGCCGCGTGCTTCCTGAGGAACCCATAATGAAACAGGCATGTGTTGAAGCCATTGCGCAGACACTGGGCCGCCAGCCAAAGGCTGACGAGCTGAAAGGTATTGAGAACCGCATTAAAGAAGCCGTGCGCCAGGTGCATAAAAAAAATGCCAGGGAAGGCAAGACTGGCATCCCTGATGCGCAGACGTACATGGAGGCTGCTGACCTGGTGCGCCAGCGCGTTGTGCATGACGTCTATAAGAAGCGCCAGCGCGTCGCTCAGAACGCGATCGCCATTAGCAAGGTGACTGACACCCTCGACGCCAATATCCCGCCAGAGCAGCAAACACCCGCCAATTTGCAGCAGTTTATATTTGCCGGACGCCGCACTAAGGTTTTCGGCAAGGATCCAGATATCAACGTGACCTCTGCCGAGGAACTGGCGACCGGCGCATATCAGGACTGGTCACGCCAGCTCAGCGCTGAATTGCTGAATGCCGGTGATGATGTGCGCAAATTCTTCGAGCAGAGCAAGGCGCTGGGCGAGCAGCGTTTCCGCAGCCTGTTCGACCAGCAGGCTGCGAAGTCCGCACAGTTCCAGATCCTGAAAGAGCTTTACGGTGAGGATACCGGTAACCCGCAGGCGAAGAAAATCGCGCAGGTCTGGAACGATGTCACCAGCCGGGCCCGCCAGGAGATGAATGATAACGGTTTCGATATTGGCCTGCGCGACGACTGGCACCTGCCGTATGTGGACGATGCCGATTTTATTCGCAACGCCGGGCGTGATGAATGGCTGGCATCTTTGCCGGTGGCAGAACAGGCTAAAGCTCGACTGTCAGGCCGTCAGCCTCCGATTGAGTTTGCCCGCCAGGCGTGGGTTGACGACGTTTACAACACTCAGGATCGCAGCAACTACGTTAATCCAGACGGCAGCCCGATGAATGACATCGAGTACCGCCAGGCGCTGGAAGCGATCTTCGAAACGAAGGCTACCGACGGCGCGAACAAAATCGACCCGGGCGCATTTATGGGCACCGGCGGGATTAAGAACCGTGGATCGCAGAGCAGGGTTATGGCGTTCAAGGATGCGCAGTCTCACTTTGCCTACATGGAGCGCTACACGCAGCAACCGGTGGCTGGCGTGATGATGTCGCACCTGCAGTCTTCATCTCGCGATCTTGGTGTCGTTAAAGCGTTCGGCCCGGATGCTGCCCGCAACTTCTCCCTTGTGCTGGACCGCGTATATCAGCGTGCGGTAACCGGCGGAAAAG